TTTCCAACCTTCTTGCTTGGTGCCTTAAGGTCAGATCCTGGATTTTCTCTTTCGTAAGACTTTCTTCCTTTTTCGTTAAGTCCGCCTTCTTTGTTTTTACCTGCTTTTTTTGTCCATGCTGCTCCTTCTGCATGGAGAACCGGTTGCCCTGGTTCATACTCGGATACCTGGTAACTTTGTACTTTAGCGCCAGGATATACTGTTTCGATTGAAGATTGAATCTCCTTTCTACTTGGGACTTTGACTGATGGGAAGAACATTTTGATCATGTATCCCTTGCCTCTCCAATTGAGGACAACGGCAATAATATTTCCAGTCTTAGAGGGAATTCTTACTGCCTCTTCAACCATGTCTGGGCATTCCTTCTTGCCATGCACCGGACATTCTTCACCTTTGTGGTTGTGCATACAACCTTTCTTTTCATCAATAAGTTCAACTTCTTCTTTCTTGGTTTTCTTGACACAGTTTGGATATCTCTTTCCAAACATAGTCTTCATACCTTTCTTTTCATAACCTTTCCAACACTTCTCATCAAGTTCAAATTCTTCTTTCTTAGTCTTAGATTTATTACCCCAGTTGGCAGCACCAACTTTACGACATTTGACTAGTGCTCCTGACGCATATGCACTTGGCCAAACAGAGTAGCGTGACTTGACTTTGTGGTAGCAAGCATCTTTCTTGCCTTCCTCAATATCAATCTGATCACCTACTTCAACGTTATTTTCTTCAAACCATCCGCGATTTACTTCTAACGCACACAGCACTTCTCCCTCAGAGAAAACTGGATTCTCGTCGAATGGTTCTAATTCTTTAATGCTTTCTATCGTACCATCCTCTCTAATGAAAGCAATATCAAGAGGAATTCTGGTTTCAGTCATGTGGAATGACTGCTCTGCAACTTCATCAAAGATGAAGAGCATTCCGCTATTAATATCTAAACTTTCGCGGAACATGAGACCTAAGTTAAAGTCTCTGATGTTATTAGGGATTTCAATGGTAAGTGGTAAAGTTACAAATTGCTCACTAATACCTGCTTTTCTCAAGCGTTTAGCTTGACTTTTGTGCATTTCAACTGCTTTATCTAATTCTTTAGCAATACCCTTTACACTCTTTTTCATTTCTTCTTTCATGGTTTTCTTGGGTTTGTCAGTTGAAACGTAAGTTGGTTTTGCTGCTCCTGCCTTTTGTGGTTGACCTGGATCAGCAGCTCTCTTTCTTCTCTGAGCAGACTCTCTTTCCGATTTGCTCATACTTGCTCTTTTTGCAGAAGATACACATTTGGGTGTTGATTTCTGTCCTGGTTGGCGAGCACAGGGTTTGCCTGATACTACTTGAACCCAACCTGGTTTTCCGCCTTTTGATCTGGACTTACCAAACCAATCACGAAGACCTTCCTCACTTATTCCTCCTCCACCGTTACCATTTGATCCACCATTGCCACTCCCATTCCCATTACCACCATTGCCATTACCATTACTATCACCATTACCATTTTTTGGTTCATCTACAGAGTGTCCATTTTCTTTGCGAAGATATCCGGCACGACCTACTGACTTAAATCCTTTGGGGATTGGTTTACACTTTTTGTCAGTGTAACAATAGTATTGCCCTGCGGGGCAGCGTCCGTTCTTAGCCATCAAAAGAGTAATTACTCCTTATTATTTATCATCCATCAAGTGCCACAGTGAGACCAAGAGTCATACCAGGTAGTGACTGCCAATTAGTTCCATCATAAAACTCCATTTTCTTAGTTGTGGTGTTGAAAATCATTGCACCCTCATTAAAAGTAATCGCATCTCTTGCAGTAGTTGTATATTGCGGCATATAGAATGCAGTGCCAACTGTTGCAATGCCAGACACGTTCCAATTTCTGGCATTTGCTTCATCATATACTAAATCTCCACTAATATTCAGATCACCCGTAATTGTGGCACTACCATCAACATAAAGAGTTGAATCTGATCTAGCAGTTGTGCCAAGTCCAACATTGCTGGTTGTATGAATACCAACACTGTCGTCTGCAAATTTTCCTCCGCCACCTGTAGATACTACCCACTTTCTACTATTACGAACATAGTCCTGACCATCATTTGGAGCATCTTCAATACCACCTCCACCAATAGTGGCAATCTGTTGCTGAATTCTATTGATGAATAAACGATAATGATTTTGTAACTGATCAAGGGTTACAAATTTTTGATCTAGAGGAGTTAATGGATCTGCAGAGTTATTTGTAGATGGATCTCCAGGTAAAGTTGGATTGTCTTCCTTTAAAAGAATTTGTTCTAAATTAACAATCTTTTCCATGAGAGAATTACTTTTCTCTTCAATGGAACTCATTTGTAGTTTTTCTAAAACTATTTTTAATTCATTTTGAACTTCTTCAATGCTCTCATTCTGTTTTTTGATATGTTTTTCATTAACAACAAGATCTACTTGGAGATCACTCATTTGTTCAGAAATTTTGTTTCTAAACTTACTTACCTCTGTCTTAAGACTTGAGTGATAATTTTCGTTTGATTGAATTAAAACACTTTGAATTTCTCTTAAATCCTCAGTTACGGCCTCTTCTAAGAAATCAAATCTCTTATGATATTTTTTAATTTCATCAGAATAAGTTTCTAATTTTTCGTTTTCACTAATTTCCCTTTTCTTAAAATCTTTATACAGATTGTCATAAGTTTTAGAGATTGAATCAATCTCTCCTTTATAATCTTCTACTACAGTTTTAAGTTCTACAATTTTTTCTTCAGTTTTTTCATGAATGCCACTTGAAATTGATTCAATTTTTTCAGTTAGATTTCCAACTTTAGAAAGAACCTGTTCCTCTAATTCCTTGACCTCTTTTTCTGATTTGATTTTATTTTCAATCAGAAGACTATTATATTTTGGAATTTCATTTTCAGTAAATTCTTTTACTGTATTCTGCAAATTCACAATTGTTTCTTGGTAAGAATCAATTGCAGTTTTAACTCTCTCTTCAGTTCTTACTTCAGTTTCAGCAAAAAGTTTTTTATACTTTGGAAGTTCTTCTTCAACAAGACTGGATACTGTTTTTACTGTCTTTTTGACATCTTTTACGTTTTCTTTAAATTCTTCTTTAACAGTATTAAATGTATTTTGATTAAGAGTTTCAACATCTGCTAGAACAGTTGTGACCTCTTTATTTACATCTGCTCTAATAGTATCTAAATTTTCCTCCACCTGATCTTTTAAATCAGTAAATCTACTATCTACTCTAACTTCAGATTCAGATATTAATTTTTTATATTTTGGTACATCAATATCAAGAAAGGATCCAACGGTGTTTGAAAGATCTACAAAATCTTCTTTAATTTTATCAACAGTCTCCCCGTTAATAGAGGATATTCTTAAATCAATTCTTGATATGGATTCTTGAACAAAAAGAAGTTGTGCCATCATAGCACTATCAAGATCTTCTTTTTTAATTAAGTCTTTAAGATCTTCTCTTATTAGAGTTATTTCTTCAGTTACACTTTCAACTTTTTCTAAGTTATTTCTAAAACTATCGAAAGTATTGGTAAAATCTGATAAAGATTGTATGTGTTCTAAATTATTTTTAAACGAATCAAACGCTTCTGAAACCTGTTCAATTTTTTGTGGAGACGCAGAAGTATATTCCTCTTTGATTTCATCAAGAGGAGTCTTCTTAGTATTTCCAAAAAAATCTGAAGGCTTCTTTAGTGCCACGTTTAATATATCTCCTGTATTTTATTATTTATTGTCCTCTTTTAATCCATTTTTGAGCATTTTTGCTAGTTCTGCAGTAGATCCAACAAACAATGCGTTATTGACTGTTGAGGGCCCTTTGGATTGCTTTTCTTCCTCTACTTCTTTAAGTTTTTTCTGCAGTTCCATTAATTTATCAGTTGCATCGGCAACATTTTTAATTAATTGTCCTGCAACTTCATATGCTCTTGGCATTTCACTTTCTTGAGCAAGTTCGAGAACTCCATTTAATGCTTCTTGACCTTTTTCAATTATACTATATAGATTTCCTCTAGTATACTCATAATCTTTTTTTACATCATCTGAATTGGACTTTACATTATCTAACTCTTTTTTAACCACTTCAGCCTTTACAATTTCATCGGAAACATTAAAGGTATCATTTAATTCATTAAAATTTTTAGTCATCAAATAAATCCACCATCAAATCCAAAGTTATCACCATCTTCAATCAGAGCACTATCTACGCCAATTGTTCCAATACTTGGTAATGTTGTTTCTGTGTAGTCAATACCTTTAACTTCTGCACCTGCAACATGCTTCTCTGCTTTTGTATTATCTCTGCCTCTATCAACAGTAATTTTATTGCCAGTCTTGGATCTAACGAAGAGTTCTTCATCTCCAATAAAGATATACTTATCTGCTTTGATTCCTGAGGCATCTGCAACTTCAAAGGTTTTCGCTGTTGCTGTAATATCTGCTGCTAGTGTAGTAACAACATTGTCTGTATAAGACTTGAGTGCTCTTGCTGTAGCAGAATAGGTAACTTCTCTTCTTGTATTTGTAGTATCTGTTCCAGTAAGATAACTGACAGTAGATCTTTTGATGATATCTTTCGATGCAGACGTGGTAGGTCCAAACAGATATGTTTTTGCAGTAAATCTTAGAGTGTAATATAAAACTCTTCTAGTAGTAAAATCTCCCTCATAATCATCTTGCATTGTGACACTTTCTAACACAATGGGAACATCTCTTTTCTCTTTAATTTCATCAACCAATTCAATAGAAAGATTATATGATGGTTGAAAAAATGGTAAAATTTGTTCTACAATTTGAAGTGCATCATCATTTAATTTAGTAAAAACACTTAACTCAAATTGCATGTTATACGGAACTGGCATATATGTTTTACGTGTCTCAGTTCCATCATCTTTATCTTTTGCTATAAATGTTTGGGTAGTGGTTACTTTTCTACTTGGATCATAGGTAAGTCCAGTAAACTCAAAAGACATTCTTGGCAATGTAATTGCCATGGGTTTATTCAAGTCTGGTGACTGTTCAATCCTAGCTAAAAACTTTTGAGTAGGACCATATGCTAAAGGAATTCTCACAACGGAACCTTCCTGCTGGACCTCCATAGAATTGAAGAGAGTTCCAAAACCAATGATGGTTTTTCTCAGGATCTCGTTGTAGAAATATTCAAACATGATTAAACTTTAAACTATTACATGCAGTAAAACTATTTAGGGTATTCCAAATGGATTCTGCTCACTGAAGTCTAATATAGCATCAGCGGCAGTTTCAATATCAAAGTTGTCTGCATATGGATCGTTATTAATAGTTTTGTCTATGGTTCTCAAAACTCTAATAGCACCAGAAGTTGATCCAGTTAAAGTTTCTCCTGCAGAGAAACTTCCAGAAACTCCTGCAACTTCAAGAACATTTGTATCAGCATCCCAAGATCTAACTCTAGCAGTCGTGTTGCTAGTGGATCCAGTTATAATTTCATTAAATACAAAGTTTCCTGTATTTGATCCTGAAGGAGGAGCAGCTATAGAAATCGTAGGAGCAACAGAATATCCAATACCAGTATTAGTTAAATGGATATTTGTTATTGTTCCTCCAGCACTTACTATAGGAACTGCGGATGCACTAGCAGTAGTTACTCCTGCTTTAAATATTTCATTTGTAAATGTAATAACTGGATTGTCGATATATCCTCCACCAGCGTTTGTGACTGTGACTACGCCAACAATATCATCTCCAAGAACCGTTGTTGCAGCTGCACCACTACCTGTTCCATCAGTAGTTCTAAAAGTTACTGAAGGTGCAACAGTATATCCAGATCCAGGATTAACAACGTTAACTGCCTGCACAGATTGTAGTCTTTTATTCGCATTAAGATTGCAAACATTAATACCACCAATCATTGTTGCAACACCTACAGCAGTTACACCACCAGCAGGCGCTGCAGAAACCTCAACAGTAGGAATCATTCCATATCCACCACCTCTATTGGTTACTGTAAATGACCTTACACCGCCATTGACTAGTCCTGTGGTAGCAGTTGCCTGAACTGCAGTTCCAACTACTGTAAGAGTTTGAGTAATTCCCTGAATTGTACTAATACCATCATCAGTCAATCCATCAGTTTCATCACCTAGCAACTCATTATCAATATCTTCAATTCCTGTTGCAATGACTTCATCTTGATACTGGAAGAGTTCGCAATATAATTCATAAACATAGAGGTTCTGTAACTGATAATATGGTTTTGCATACTCAATATCCTTAATTTCATAAAGACGATCATCAAGTGGGAACCAGATTAAGTCTCCACCTTTTGGTCTGGTTGACAATTTAATATTTGATTGTCCTTGAATTAGAGGAGTGATATAGTTTTCGTATCTTTCTCTCGATATAATTAATCTTACTTCGTCTTTTGATTCAATACCAAACTTTGATAATACATCCCCTGCTCCAGAATATGCATCATAATTATCAACATATGCTTCAATAGGCAAAGCATTGTCAAATTTAGACTGAACAACTTCTCTAATGACAGTTTTCTCTGTCATATATTTTCTTGGAATGTAGAATATATCTACACCATACATCCTCAACTGTTCGTTGATTAAATCTTGAACAAGATTTTGCTCAGAAGAAGTGCCTTGAGTGAAAAAAGGATTTAAAACCATCAGCCTATCATGTCAAGTGGTGGCAGTTCGTAGGTACTCGACATTACCTCTCTAATCTTATCTAGTTCTTTTTCTGCATCATCATATATTTGCCTACCATTCAATTCGATGCCACCTGGAAGTTTAACGCCCTGGAACTTGATAAGGTTTTGTCCCCATTGTCTTTTAATTAATGCTGTCAGATAACGTTTCAGGAAACCATCGTTATAAACTCTTGGAAAATCATTGGGATTGAGTAATCTGTAACAATCAATAACCAAGTAATCATCTACACTAACGCTTGCCCAATCAATATCCAAGTAAAGTCTATCTGATCTAATATTAAATCTGATCTGTTTCTGTGTTGTCAATGCAAAGTCGATATCCTCAAGATATCTCTTAGTCATTGCATAGGTTAAAATTTCTGTCGATCCAAAGTAGTAAATATCATTTAAAAATAACTGATACTTAATACTGAACATATTATTGGTGGTTGTATTAGAACCATCAAAGTGATATATCTTTGTTACACCTAAAACTTCTGGAGGAACTTGCAAGTAGTTGCTGTTCTCCTCAAACGAAAAGGATACAGACTGCCCATCAATCGTAGAACTTGCAGTTGTAGTTACAATACCGATGGGGTTACTTCCACCTCTACCTCTTCCTCTATCAATATCTGCTTGAGTTACCTTATACTTCAGGAACGTGTTGGTTGTCCCGTCATAGTCGCGTTCCTGGAACACCTGAAGCGCATCATCCACCAAGTCATCAATCTGCTCGTCAGCAACGTTAATCTCCAATACAGGAGCACCTAGTTGCCTCTTACAGTACGCAATTAATTCCGATCTACTTGCTGGTTGAGCCATTTATTCACCAGTTTCCTATGTGTATTTATGGTGCTGCCGATACTGCAGGAACTACCATTACATTACCATTTGCGATGGTATATAAAGTTGAACCACTACTAACTATTACGTCATACATATATCTTCCTTGTTCAAGACTCCTGGTTGAAGTAGAACCTAAAGAAATTTTTAGTTTACCTTCTACAGCACTAGTAATCCCAACAGTAAATGACGTTGTAATTCCAAGAGTTGCTCCAATAGCAACACTTTTGGATATTGCGGCAGATCCAGAATAATCAGTTAGATCAAACGCAGTATTGGCATTATTGGTTACATTAAATGTAGTCTCAAAATCCGATCCTCCATAAATCGTCAAATTGACTCCAAAGGGAACTCCAGAAGATGGATCGAAAGTGATATTTTTAGATGCCATTTGTAATACCTATTACCGACATGGTTTCTTGTTGTTTATAATACAATTTTGTAAAAGACTTTGCAATATTTTTTAGAATTTCAATATCATTACAACTATCTATCTCAGATGCAATCTTCTGATATGCAAAAGACTTCTCTAAACTTTTTATTTCAATATCATTTGGATCCATTGATTAACTCCTTTAGTAACGACTTAATATCATTGATATCATCTTTAATTGTAGCAACTTCATCTTCAATAGTTTGTATTTTCTGATTCTTCTCATTCTTAGCCTTTCGACTAGCAATATAAGTATCATATGATACTCTATTTACATTCACTATAGTGTTTGTCTCAGGATCTCTTGCGAGATCCTTATGACCTTTTTCTGTGTATACATCCATATTATGCGAGAGCGATTACTCTAAGATTTTTCAATTGAGGAACTAATTCTTGACTTGTTGATGTTAGCACAAGTTTAATTCTATAAGATCTAAAGTTCGGAAGATCATCAATAGTGAATGTACGTTCAATGAAATCAGTATCATATGGACTATATCCTTTTTTGATTGAATTTTCTACAAAAGTATCAGGTCTTCCATCATTATTTGCCTCATTGATAATTTCACCATTAATATCTAAATTCAAATGTCCAGGGAATGGTTCAAAGATTGGTTCAAAACCAGGATCTGAATTAATTGCATAGAATGCTCTAATATCAGCATCTGTAGGAATATGTGCATCTACAAGAATTTTGATTGAAGATGCTGGATTTGCGAGAGTTACTTCCTTAGATACGTATTGACATGCACTAGGATCATTAAAGAGTGTGTTCACTCTAGAATCAGTGGCATAGTCAACAACTTCAGAATTAACTCTGTTTGATACTGCATAGACACTACATCTTTGAAGTTCAATTTGAGGAGTTAATTTAGTATTAGTTGTTCCAAGGAAAAGTCTCATTTGCATAGACTTATTACCCTCAATAGAATTTAACTTGCGATCTTCATTTACTTTAGAGAAGACTGCTCTTGGAGAATCAAAATAATTATTTGCATTAAGAACAACATCTTCAAATCCTACATTTACGTAAGGAATTTCATTACCACTAATACTCTGAGTAGTGACGGTTCTTATCTGACCAGATAAAGAAGTTCCTTCAACAGCAATATTGTGTATAGATGGTTTAATAATTTCAAAAGGAATATTTTTAGTGGCCTTGACATTATCTCCACCAGTTGATTTTGATCTGTTAAGGAATAGTTTGGGTAATCCTACTCCAGTAGATCTGTCAATATTATCTGTGCTTCCAATAGTTCCAAATTTTTCAGACATATCAAGTTTGATATGATAAGAATCTAATGTTATTGGATTTGCAATGGTTACATCACTCAAATCGTGAGTTTTGTTAATTCTAGCAAGACTTACTCCTGCAAGTTCATACTTATAGACTGGTGTATCTATGGGATATGATTTTGGAGTTGTTCCTCTAGAAATACTTCCACCAATCGTTGATGCTGTTGTAGAGGTGTATTCAATAATTTCTTCACCAATCAAAAGTAATCCAGTATTAGTCAAACCAACACTAGCACCTTCAAAAGTAGAGAATACACTTCCTGTTCCAGCAGATACTTGAAGTGGATCAGTAGATGACTTGTCATAAGCTGCTGTCAATTTAGTTGGTTTAACATCTGGAAGAACTTTGAATATTCTTACAAAGTTGTCATCAAAATTCATTCCATGATTAACATGATTTACCTTAATATGAAGTCCATCAGAAATATTTACTATTCCATTTGATGGAATAGTAACATCTCCACCAGCATCAATGTTAAGTTCCCTTTCTGTATCTGTGCTATCAAAGAATCTAATGGTTCCAGCAGCTCCAGTAATAAATTCTCCCTGAACATTACCAATTATTAACTGAGATGTGTGTCCAATACCAGTTAATGTAAATCTCGCATTCCGCCCAATACTTAATCCAGCAGGATCTGATGAAGATGGAAGTGGTGCATTTGCACTAATACTAACTACATCACCAACTTGATAACCATTACCACCAGCATTACTAATAGTTGCTGCAATAGCAACTCCATCTCTCACCGTAACGTTTGCAGTAGCTTCTGATCCATTTCCAGAAATTGAAATTAGATTTACTCCAGAATAAGTAATCTGCCCATCTGCTGGTGTATATCCAACACCTGGATTAGTAATTGTTAACGTTCCCGTAGCACTAGCACCAACTCCGATCAGATCTCCTTGTGCAATTCTGTTTGAAGCAGTTCCTTGGAAGAAAGTATTACCAAGAGAATATCTAGCATCAGAAAGTGTCGTTCCTAATCCAACACGAATTTCATTTGAAATAACATTTAATGGATTTTCCATTAATGTGGCAATTTGTCTGTTACCCTCAGAAAGTTCTGGGCTATAAAGATCTACGGATCCTGATTCAACAAAGTCCGCTCTATACATGATAAACTTAAGATCTTCCCACTGACTTGCTTCCCAAGTAGATGCGTTCTGTGATTTAAATAGAGATCCAAGAGTTGGTTGGTTGGAGATATAGGAATCTGTTAGGATATCATTTTCACCAACTCTAGAAATATAAACACTATACTTAGTTGAGTTTGAAATCAAACAGATGGCATATTCTTTACCACCCTCAAGATAAACTGGAGCAGCAAACTCAAAAGTAGTTGCCACAGTTCCATCAGTTGAAGTATTAACATCTCCTGGGAAAAGAACTACTTCAGATAGATCAAAATACTTGGCAGTTGGGAAACCATTTTCCATTGTTCTAATCTGCATTCTGACTGGAGTATTTCCGTCATCTTTTGTGCGGAAGAAAACATCACACTTTGTTATGAATATACCTTCAGGATCTTCTTCTTGATCAACCAAGAAAGATTGTGCAAGAGGATCATACCAACCAACAATAGATTCGCTTGTAGTTGCCTGTCCAATGTTTCTAGTAGCAGTAACCTCGGTGTTAACAGTTCTATTAACAAGTTGATCTTCAAAGAGTTTCTTTTGTTCAATTTTTGCATTCCTAATAGAAAGAATTTGATCTTGAACTGTCTCTAGGATACCAGAAGTTGGATATGCTTCTTCACCAACAGTGGTAGCAGCATCTTGATCATTATCTGGATCATTTGTTAATGTAAATACGTTGGTTCCAGTTTGGAAATTAGGATTATCTCCATTACTTGCATCAGGAATAAAGAAACTTCCTAATAAAGCTGAAGATCTATCAGTAATAAGTCTGACATTTGTTACTTCTGCTTCTGCTCCACTTGTTTGTCCGGTCAGTTTCATTCCTGTCTGGATATAACCAAAGAAATCTCCTTGTGGTTGATCTGCAAGAGAATACGTATCTACATTCAAAGTGGTTGAAGTAGAAGAATAAACTTCGGGAATAATTCCACCATTAACATAGGGATTATCTGGATAAACCTCTGTTGGTGAATTATAATCACCTCTTCTATGATTGGATTGAGCGACTCTAAAATTAATAGTGGGATTAGTGTCTTTACCTTCTTCACCAAGACCTGCACTGATAACTCTTCCTTGAACTGTCTCACCAACCTGGAATACCCCAGAACTCATTGTAATTTCAATTAGTTTAGGAACACAATACTTTGTAACCTCCTTACCATCAAAGAAAGCATAAATTTGAGTGCTTGGTTTTAAGTTTGCTGCATAGAATTCTACGTTTCTTGATCTTACTGCAGAAATAATTTCCGTACTAAGAACTTTATCACCAACAGAAACTTCATCAAAAGTTTCAACAACATGATATTGAGTACCAGTTCTTTCCCGAATTCCACTTTCAATTGTATCAGTTACATCCTGCTCAATTGGTTGAGTAGTGGTCTGTCTAACCCATGCAGCAGGTCCTCCAGATCCACCATTGATCCATCCACCTCGTCCAAATGTATTACTGCTACTAGTACTGGATTGTCTAGTATCAGTTTCAGTTGTAAATGTACCAGACCAATTTGTCTCCCAAGAATTCCATATTTCAGAGGCAAATCCAGTTTCAGGATCAACACCATATTTTTCTTCAGCCTCAGACATGATCTGAGAATAATTGCCAATAGTATCAATTGTTCTTGCTTCTAATCTAGTTTGATCGACCCAGTTATCAGAAGCGGGTGTCAAAACAATTGTTCCTTGCCAGAAACTAATTAAGAAAGGAGTTACACTTTCAGTTCTGGTTGCAAGAGTTTGTGACAACCATTCAATCTCAGAAAAATCAAGACTGATAATGTCATTTTGTTTTCTAACATTAGATCCATCTATAGCAGAGGTTCTTTTATCCGCAGTAGGATCAACATCAACAACAGGACCTGTCTGCAAAGCAAATGAATTTGTGCTATGCTTTGGTCTAAGAATATTATTTGATTGATCAATACTATTATTTCTACCAACTCTCAAATCTTGAGTAGAGAATGATGTAAAGTTATCTACAAAGAATCCAGATTTAAATCTATTGAGACCGTTTGCATCAGGTACAAATTGATTAGCGGTATTTGTTTCTAATATAGAGAGAGTTGTATAATATTCTAAATTTTTAATTCTCTCTTCAAGTTTTTTGATATCCTTCATCTGATATCTCTTGTACTTCAAGAATTTAACAGATGCTTGTTGTACGTTATGAAGATATGGAGGATATTCTATCGTAGCAAGTTCAATTGCATTAGCAGGAGACTCTGGTTGTGCTCTCTTTGGATCATCTGCAGGTGTTCCAAACTTCATCTGCAGTTTCCCATCTCTATGCAAATAAAGTCTATCAATTCTTCCTTGATAATATGCATAATCTAAGAAAATAGTCTCATTAGATGCAAGAATACTCGGAACAGAATTTCCTGTTGCATTAAAGGATCTTCCAAGGAATTCTAAAGGAGATCTAGTTGCTTCGGCAACTGAATAGTCATTAACTCTTGGTCTTAAATCAATGAGATCTGTATTCAATACTCCATTAATCGCTTTAACTTCAGTGGAATAATCAAAATCATTATATGATTCAACTGTAACAATATCTCCATCATCAGAGGAATCAAATGATGCTGCTTTATAATATACTTTAATTTTATTTTTTGGGGAATCTGAATCAGTTTTTCTAGTTATAAAACCATGATTGTAGATTGTTCCTCTCTGTCCAGATCCAAAGGTGTAATTTGATGAAATATTAAAGGAAGTTGTGTTTAAATTACTTACTCCTCCAGAGATAGAGGATTCTTGGAATACAACTGTTTCTCCCTCTACAAACTTAAAATTATTCTTAGGAAGATATCTAAGAGTAGATGTATCTTTTACTTCTGAGAATACAGCAACTGCTCCACTTGTTTGTCCGACAATTAATTCACCAATAGTCATATCTCCAGTTGAGGCCGTAGGTCCATTCAACTGAGTCAAAGTCATTTCTGGAGATCCAAAATTAGCATCACTCAGACTAGAATCAGCAGTTTCATATATTGCATGAATTTCAATAATGTCTGGTGTGTTTAGTGATATGATGTTATCTTGAATTCTGGTTCCAAATGGATAATTTCCATAAGTTAATCCATCATTTAAAGTGGTTGAACCAATTCCAGAAGCAGGATTAATTGACTTATCAACAACTAAAGATTTAACTCTATCTTTAATTTTTTTCTTTGACTTTACATTACTCTTTTTAACAGTAGTAATAAGTTGAGCTCCAGTGTCATCCGCACGTAAACCTCTAATTTGAAGTTCTCTAAGATCTGCAGAGAATGAGAAATTATTTTGAGTTAATGGTTCAGTTGTGCCATCAGATCTGATGAGAGAATATCTTTTATCAGAATATGAAAGATAAGTTTCTCCTTCTGGAAGTGTAATCGACAATAAACTGGTAGAACTTAGTCGGTTATTTACAATATCTACAGTAAATGGTTTTCTAATTGTTAATTCAGCATCTGTCAGATCAACAGAAGCAATATGTTCATTTGGTAATTCTGTATAGAAAGTTGTATCTGAAGAAGAATCTAATTGAGTGCTAACAACTTTAAGATCTGATGCTGTAAAGTTTGATGATGTTGGTAATGTACCATCAGCTACACCAATGACTGTGGTTACTCCAACAACAGTCACTTCTGATGTTGTAACTCCCACAACTCTTGCTAAAATTGGATCTTGGGATATAGAAAGGTCTGAATATTGAAGTAAATTATTTACTTTTACTTTGCCAGGGAATAAAACATTTGAACTACTAATTGTACTAAAACCGAGGACATTATCAAAAGGAGTAACGGAAGCAACTCCTACAGTTAATGTTGGAGTTTGTATAACGTTAGCACTAAAAGTATTAATTCCAGCTACATTTAGCTGAAGGTCTGGATCACCTGCAATTCCAGTATTTGAAAATACAGATTTTACATCTGAAATTCCATAAGAGGTTATATCAGTTGCAACTCTATTTCTTGTAACTTCTTGAGTTGAAATTCCACTTCTAAAAACAAGAACTTCATCTTTTATAAACTTACCTTTTTGATCATATACTGTCAAAGCAGTTCCAACAACTGGACTTCTTAAAAATCCTGTTGCACCACTACTATTTCCTTCAACATATGCAGGAACTGTTAAATCAATAGAATTATTGACTGTAATTTCTGTAAAAGGTTGTATGTCATACATTGACATACCCCACTCATTTTCTTGTGGGAAAGATGAATTGTATGAACCAGATTCGAGTCTAAAATCAAATACTCTAGCAAGTCCAATTTCTTTTCCTGGAGCAGTTTCAGAATTTACTCCAACTCTTTGATCTCTTAAACTGAGAATGAATGTATTACCCACACCGATAGTTGGTGATCTATATACACTATTCAATTTAAGAGTTGGTCCAGTGCTATAAGGGAAGAACTGGTTTTCAATAGTCCTTGTCGTTCTTGGTTTTGGTACATCTATGAAAGCAGGACTTATTGTTTCGACTTCATATCCTTTGACGTATGCTTTACCTGGAGATACTCTACAGACAGCTAAATCTGGAGTAGGAGTAGATCCTGCAGCGGTGAATTGACCCTCTTCATATAATCCTTGATTTCCGCGATTATTATTAAGAGAATTTAAAATAGAAACATTAAATGGTTTAACAATATAGTGCCCACTCTCATCATATGTTCTTCTTGCTAAGATATCTGTAAGGTCTTCATAAAAGACTGCTCCACCTGCTCTAGTGCTACCCCTTCTAGTGGGTGTTTGAAGAACTCCATCAATTACAGTTGCTAGTAAAATAAAATTATCATCATTTAAATCATCAAGAGATTTTTTAAATAAACTTACGGAGATTTTAAGTCTATCTGCACCAGGTGCTCCATAGTTATTAAAACCTTGAGAATTGTCATTTAAAGATTCATCGGTATTTGAATTTACAATCTCTTCAGAAACAAAGAGACCAATCCTGTAACTGGGTGTATTTGAATATTGATCTAAAACTAAAGATTCTTTATTTACATTTACAAAATAACCACGAATAAAATAAATTCCATTCTCTATTTGAAATACTGATCCAGTAGCAGTTGAATTTGCTGGTATAGTATTTGCAAATGGAGTTCCAGCTGGAATAATAGCATTTCCTAGTAACCCAGAACTTAAAGACTGATTACAAGTTAAAGATTCCCCATCAGTAAATGTTTGAGTATTATTATCAGTTCTAGCAGAACCTTGATATGCAATATATAAAGTTAAATTTCCTCTCTCGGAATCTGCAGCTGGGAGAACACTATCAACAACAGCAGTAACACCAGAAATCTGACCAGTGATAGTTGCTCCTACTAATTGATCTGCATATGCTTCAACAGGAACTCCTTGAAAGGTATTTGCTAGTTGTACGCAGTAATACAACCGCGAATATCCAGTGTTACCAGGAATTACCTTTGCACCTTCTTTAAAAAAGTGCTGACCAAATTTTTCTACTTGATTCTGAAGAATTGATTGTAGAGTTGTTAATTCTCTTGCCTGAACTGGATATCCAGGTTTAAAAAGAACCTTTTGGTAATCGTTCGTCGCATCAAAATCGTCAAAATATGGTGCTACGTTGAGGTTGGTCTGCTGTGGCATGATTCTTTAGAATTGCAAGATAACTTTTATGTCTTCTTTTTGGTTTGACGATCTTGTAATCGAAGGTCTATTATCTACGTATATAATATTGCCAGAATGCTGTTTTACTTCTGGGGACGCAACACCTGTAGTGAAATCCATTCCAAGATAATATACACGATTATTTATCGTCGTTTTGTTATCGCTAAATGTACTATCAATACTCAAAGGAAGTCCTGTTGTGGGAGTAATTGCTAGCGATCCAGTTCCACTTGGACTTCCAGTAAAATCTTGTAACTGATAACCATATGTTGGGTTAGTAACTCCAATTCCAGTGGATGTGAATCCAGCCACAGTTCTATCTTGCCAAAGTTTTAAAACTCCAGTATTCTGATCATAATTTACGACCCTGCCAACTGCTGTAACTCCTGTTCCGACTGACTGAACAACAAATGAATCGGCAGTAAAAGTTGCCTCACTAAATCCAACACCTGTTAATTTTAAAGCGGTAACTGCACTTACTTTGTCTGCTGTTAGTATTGATCCTCCAGCTGGGGAAAGTGGATTTTCTACAACACCAATTCTTGCAAATTGATTACCAGTAATAAAGTCTGGATTCTCATTATCACTCTCAATTCTTGAATACATTAGTACACTATATGCACCAAGTTCTCTATAAATGTCAGCACCATGCCCACCTTGTGGAGTTATAATTACTTCAAATGTCGGTCTAGTCGTTCCTGCTGGAATTCCAGCAGATTCAAAATCAAGAGTTCCAAAAGTATATCCAGATCCCTGAGCAGATATAGAAACTTCGTCAATTTTTGAATCTCCATCAATAGTAACAGTGCATTGTGCTCCTGTACCATCACCACGAATAGGAACTCCAGTATATGTTGTATTTGCTGTTCCTAATCCAACACCACGATTAGTTACCGTTACAATTTTAATAGAACCATCTACAGCATTTTCTCTGACTAAAGAAGTGTCATTACTAGTACTCCAGTCTGTAGGAACTGGCATAAAATCTGTAGAATCAAATTTTATAATATCTGCTGGTTTGATAGTATAAAGATATTTCCAAATGTATCCATCACCGCTAGTTCCAGCCGCCTTTGGTTCTAAATCAGTAAAAGTTGGTTCATCCAGAGATGGTCTACCGAGAGTATTTTCTGGATTTGTTCCGTTTTGCAGACAAATGTAAACTCTGTAATCACTGTTTAAAACATAAAAATTTGAGTTATAAAGATTAGTAGATCCAGAAACAGGAGCTGTGTTTGATCTACTATAATTATGACGATACATGTCAAAGGTAGTTCCAGAAGACCAAAATCTTTTTGGAACCACTTGTCTAACATCAGTGGAATTAATTCTCTTCAAAGCAATCATTGTATTCCAATAATCATTCTCCTCATCAAAATTATCTTTTGGTGAAGGAGGATTATCATTCCATGTAGAGGAATAGTCTGTCGGATTTGGAAGTCCGACAAAAGAATAATAGGAATTACTGGCATTAGCAATTCCTGCGACAAAATTTTTCGCATTTAATATTCTTACTTGATCAGTTATGATAGCAGCCATTTTGACGGACTTTTTTACTTATTTATTACTAAAAATCATGCAAATTTTTTGAACCTAATATATCTGGTTCTATAAACCTTCGATGAAGTAGATATACCAGTAAATTCATTTGTTCCTATTCCAGACAAGGTGTGTGCTGGATATGAAAGTTCCTTAGTTCTAGCATTTAAAATAATTTTACCCCAGGAGTACTCTCCAAGGAATGCTCCTGTTGAGAATCCAGAAACTCCATTTGGATTTAGATTAGTATTCACGGTTACTTTAGCAACACTAGTGGTGACTCCAGCAATTATTTGAGTTGCTATTCCAACAGAATTTACAACATATACATTATCAAGGTATTCAGATCCAATTCCAGTAATTGTGGTGTTGTTGGTTCCAAGAGCATTAATACTAGTTGATGCAGTTCCCAAGTTAGAATTTCTAACCGTAAAGAAATCTCCAATAGCCAATCCACTTATAGTTACAGCGGTTCCAACTAAATCAGTGTTCCTCATGACAGAATCAAGTGGAATATGAAGATGGAATGCGATTCCAGTTGATCCAACACCAACGGAAGTTGTTCCCAATCCAACAATTATTCCAGAATCTCCAGAATATCCAGAAGTTATAACATTACAAGACTCTGTTTGCTGTGCAGGAGGTCCTATAAGAACTAATGGTGGATTAGTTTGAGTATATCCAGATCCACCGTTAGTAATCGTAATTCCAGTAACAACACCATTAGTAATTGTTGCTGTTGCAGTTGCTGTTGTGGATCCTATACCAACACTTACATCAGGTGTTGTTGAATATCCAACACCACCATTGTTAATTGTGATTGAGGTAATAGTTCCAGCAGAAGAAACTACAGCAGTTGCTGCTGCTCCAGTAACAACCACTGGATTTACTAATCGTATTCCTTTTTGAATAGTATTTCTAAATGTAGGATCTATATTTTCATTATTAAGATCAAATAGAGGTCTCACTCTATCAACATAGATTATGGTAGATCCAATACCAACAGGACTAATAATATTTGCAGTTGGATTAATAACAGGTTCATAAATTTCTCTGTCTTTGCCAACTTCCTTACCATTAATAATCTTATCTTGAGTTTGTCTACACCATGTTATTGGTCTTTCAAAAGTAGTATCAGTAACATTTCCTGGTCCAAAGTATGGAAGAGTATTGCACTTATCAACATTTGTAATAGAACTAATTGTTCTAGCATTTTCTTGCTGATATGGTTTTTGACCCTGATCTGGATCATAATTTAAAGTAACTTCATCTCCAAATTTAATAGTTTCAATAACTTCTCTCTCAATAACATCTAAATCATCTCCACTTCCTTTATAGAAAACAATTCTAAGAGTGTCATCAACCTTTAATGGTTCAGAGAAAGTTATTTGAGAACCACCATTAAACTGATAAGATTCTCCAGGACGCTGAAGTATTTCATTTACAAATACTAACAGTAACTGGTCAAGTTCAATCTTCGATCCTTTTGATTTGTTAATAGATATTGGGACACCAGCTTTGAGTAATGGGAAATCAATTCTGGTGCCATTAATAAATTCAGAAACATCATCAAATGTTTCTAGAACACCTAAAGACCACCCACTGAATTCATCATTAATAACTTTTTCAATTTCAATCTCAAATACGTTTGAAGAAGAGAATGATGAAGTGGTAGGGATTCCAATTGTTCCCCCGATAGCAACCGTTAATCTATCCTCATTCGCATAACCAAATCCTGTATTTGTAATTTCAAAATCAATAACACTAGATCCTTGACCAACTACAACATCAATCTTTGCCTGTGTTCCCAGTCCAGTTGTTCCTGAGACATATTGCAGAGGTAAATTAGAGTATGATAGTGGACTATCAATAACTACAAATGGTGGATTAGTTGACGTATATCCAGATCCTGGATTTGTAATGGTTACGCCAGTAATATGACCACCTACAATAGATGCAGTTCCAATGGCAACTAGATTTGAACCACTAACACTTGAAGTGCCAATACTGACATTAACAGATGTTTGAATCCCTGCTCTATACCCAGATCCAGAATTACCGATAGAAACTGAAGAAATTGTTCCCAATCCAGAAACAATTGCTGTTCCACCTGCAGCAACTAGTGGTTGATATCCAAGACCTTCTTGAGAACCAACAGAAACGATAATTCCTCCTTTTGGAAAACTAGAAATTCCAACATCATTTGTTATCGTTCTAGATAATCCGGTAAAAGTAATAGAAGTAATTCCAGTGTTTTCGGATAGAGTAAAGTTATTTGCTCCGCCAGTAACTTGATATATGTCATTAATTAATACAATCGCACCTTCATTATCAATTCCAGTTACATTATTACCATCAGACTCTAAAGTAAATTCATTTTCTATACCATTAAATTGATTTGAAATATCATCAAAAATGTAGTTCTTGTAATATGTTTCATTAGTGGTATCTGGCTGAGCCGTTCTCATGAAACTTCTTCCTTGGAAGGTAGAACTTGTTGTTATACCTACATAATCTCTCTGATCAGGTGGATTAGTTGTAGATCCAATTGGAGTATTTCCATATGGTGCTTCAACAAAATTCAAAGAATTTCCAACAATGTTGTAATTTCCTGTAACTTTTGTTACTAAATCACCAGTTGAAAGTCCAGTTTGGATAGTTGTTCCCATCCATCCTCTGCGAACCACAACTCTATTGGTAGTTCCTATACCAACTCCATCAACTTTCATTATTTCGTTTTCGACCTTAAGTAAGTCCCCACCAAAAATAGAATTTAAACTAGTTAATTCAATAGTATTATCTGTGCTTACTACAGCGTCTTCCAACGTTGTTGTAACAGCAGTAGAAACAATTGGAGACTGAATAAGATTGTCAATAGCAACTAATACTTTTGGATTTTGATTTGTTGCAACAAACGAATGAGTAGCTCCAATTCCAGCAGCACCGACCGAAGTTAAGTTAAGAACTTTAGGCACAGACTTCAGAGCATCTTCTGCACTTCTAGAGAGTTGAATGGTATTATCATTAACTTTAACTGCAAATACTCCCGTTGAAGGAAGTAAATTAGTTGTAACTCCAGTTACAGTAAATGTAGTCTGAGCAATACCAATTGATCCTGTATTTCCAATACCTGGTCCAACATATGCAATTTGTTCTCCAGTTACATAGAAGTGATTTGGAATTTCAATAGTATCTGAGGTAAGATCAATTACACTTCCAAAGAATGTTCTTTCAAAGATGTTGTCATTTTTGTGAGTTAAATTAAATGATCTCTTGATGTCTCTTTCAGTTCCAGTGTATTCGCCATATCCAGTCTCTATTGTTCCATTATTCAAACTAATTACGTCCTTCGTATCATCTTCAATCCTAAGAGCATTGGTATATACATGAACAGTTGCATCAATTCCTGATATTGGTGTAAAGAGAACTTGAGTAGTTGCAGCAAGTCCAACAGAGTTAGCAATTACTCTAGATCCAAAAGTTCCAAGACCAGAATGAGTTTGAATATTTGCAAACTCAGTGTCAAATGTTTCTCCAGTTGATTCTCCTTCAATATGATCATCTACGACAAAATATTCTAAGAATTCATACCGATCATTTGTAGTATCATGAACTTGAATCATAAAATATCCAGCATCATATTTGTCTATCTCAGAAGAGATATGACTTGGATATTCTGCAACAACATTTTCAGTTGGTGATCCAGATGATGCAATATCAGTCATTGTCGATTGCAATCTGGCATGTTTTAGATCAAGTGTAGAGATGCCAGAGGTTATGGAGGACAATCCAACGACAATAGTATTAACTACTGCATTTGTCCCTATTCCAGACGGATTGAAATCAAGTTTAATATTAGAACCATCCAAACGTGCAGTATAAGTTCCAAATCCAGTTGCGCTTATTCCTCCAAAAGAAGTAGTTAATTTACCATATTCTAAGATAGATACGTCTGTTCCATCATGAACGATGTTTAGTTCTTGAGCCTCAAACTCATTTGAATTAAATGTTGCAGTGTTTCCAAAAGATGGGTTGCTAACATCTGGAGCAATTTCAACAAGGACCTTCAAGGAGTGATATGTATTACCAATACTGACAATATTAGCAGTAGTTCCAGAACTTACGATTACACTTTCTGAGTCAATTAAGACTCCTCCAATAGAAGTGGATCCTGTGCTAAGATAATTATCATTTAAATTATAGGAAATTGTTGTAATATCATAATCATTTACTGATGATCTATTTGGGTAGAATAATAACTGACCTTCTGTGCCAGATATTGAGAAATCAAAAGATCCTTGATCGTATACAGTTTCTATTCTTGCATATTGGTTAAGATATCCAAAAGTTCCATCATGAATAAGATCAACAATTAAAGCCTGCCTTTCTTGAGTAAATCTTTTGTCTCTCAAATAAGTAAAATACTTTCTAAATCTAAAATCTTCTAAATTGAAATTATTAAGTACACTAAAAGCAGTTGCTCTAGGACTATTATTAAATTCTGGACTTATATCATCAATAGAAAGAACTCTGTTTCCAAATGACTCCGTAAAGTCGATTAAGATTTTATTATTAAGAAAAATCTCATCAGAAAGAATTGTACCGTCAGAAAGATTTAAATTATTTTCCGTAGCAATATCAAAATCAAATACGCAATTTGTATCAATAAATCCATCCAAACTACTTACAATAGTTACATCAGTCAATTCGGTAGAAATTCCAACCTGTATTGATTGATCTAGATTCGTTGATTCAATTTGAAGATCACCAAACTTTTTATACCCAAGAGTATGATTTACGGAAGATACAACATTTTTCCAAGTATCAAATGGAACAGTACTCTTTAATGAGTAAGAGAAATTTTGATAATAAAAACTATCTTGCAATCTTTGTATATTATCATTTAAGAATCCTGATCCGGTTTGATTACCACTGAATATTTGAGATGAAACATCAGTCTCAAAATAAGATTCATATGAAGTTACTTTTGAAGCAACTCCAGAAAGTTCCGAAGTAAGTCCTTTTACAATATCTCCTGATACAAAACTATCGGATGAAAGAACTCTAAGAATCTTTGTTGTTTTATCCCAACTTTGAACAACACCTTCCTTTCCATTTGTAGTAACTTTCTCTCCACTAAGATAATCGGCTGTGGATACTTCTATATCAAAGGTTGGGAAATTCTTCTCCGCTGATATTACTCCAGAAGAATTAATAGCATCAAATGTACCAGGAGTTTCTCCATCATTCAATTCATCACCTAAATTGTAAGTGACTGATCCAAGTCCTCCGAGATTTGTGGTAATTCCAGTAAGAGTGAATAGTTTATAATTATAATCTTTGGAATTATATCCACGAGCTGTTGAACCAATTCCAATACTTGTATTTTCAACTATTATCCTATCACCAACTTCAAATGGGAATGATGTACTAAATCCAACTGACAGATTTAAAGTTACCTCTTTAGTAACGGTATTAAATCCAACAGTGCTAATTCCAACTCCATTAGTATTTTTTATTGGCAATACTGATGGAGTGGCATTATTAATTCCCCTAGTATTACTTAAAATAGTTACTGTTGAATCTCCTAAAGAATACTTAGTTGAAAGATCAGTAATTTGATTCCCAGTCTTACCGTCGAAGAAAATTAATTCTGGTGCTGAAGAGTATCCTCTTCCTCCAGAAACTATAGAAATATTTTCAATTTTAGCAAAAGAATCTACCGTAATAATTTGTGGAAGAGATGCACTTGGTTTTAATGTTTTATCTGTTGGGAAATCATAACCAATATCTTCAATTTTTACTTTTTCAATAATTCCAATATCTTCAGTAGTAGATACTAAATCACCTTTTACTCCATCAATAGTGTTAATAGATACAATAGAAGGTAATGTAGTATAATTTTTTCCAGAACTGGTAACTTCTACTGCAGCTATTGGTCCAGATGTATGGGTGCAATCAGTTATATAAGATAAATCAGATAAAGTAGATGTGTATGAATCTGCTTCAGGAGCTTCTGTTAGATTAAATGTAAAGAAGTTAGTTCCTGCGATAGAAATTCTTCTATTTCCATTATAGACGCTGTTTTGAGTTATTATGGAATTATTATTTAAGATTTCAGAATCTTTTATTATTGTTAATTTTTCTTCGGGAAGATTTGTATTAGAAACTGGATCAAGTGAATAGTAAAGTCTCTCTGGTGTAGTTTTTCCAATAGAAACTCTTACACTAGCAGAAGAAGATCCGGAAGATCCTGTTCGAGAAACACTAAATGTTGATGATGACTGATCAGTTTCCCAACGATTTGTATATTTGTCATCTAGATAGAAATTCAGTTTAAATGCAGAATATTGAGTAGATTGTTGAGTAAATCCTAAAGAAGAATCTGAAATATCAAAGTCTAATATTGAACTTCTATAAGCTTTAATTGAAGGGTTAACTAATCCAAACTCGCCAAATGATGTACTTGCAATTCCAACGATATTTGGTATTAAATTAGTCGAATCATAATAAGTATTAGATAATTTAATATTATCATTATCAACTTTTACAATATAATAAATTTTATCATTCTGTAAACCTTGACACGGTGCAGTTGATGAATGAATTACCTTGTCTCCACTTTCATAACCATGATTGGTTATGCCGATAGTATTAGTAGTGCTATTAACACCTACAGCACTGAATGTTTTTATACCAACTAATGCTCGTCTGTGAGTATCATTGTACTTTACAACATATGTTGTTGCAAATGATGGATTGACATCGATATCAACCCTGTGTTCTCCGCGAATACCATGATTTACATCTGTTGTTACAGTTACAACTCTCTTTATAACATCAGCAGTTATATTACTATAGTTTGTTGCAAAACTATGATTTGTTCCACTACCAATACCTGTAAAGAATAACGTCGTAGTTGTATTTCCTACTCCAACAAATCCACCAGTAGAACCAAGTCCAACTCGTTGAGTTGCAATACCAATTAGGTCATTTGAAATTTTAGCAACAAAAACATCCTGCCCATCAGATAGAGTTTTAGCAACACCCACACTACCAACTTCATTATAGACAATACCCTGTCCACCATTTGGAGAATATGTTAGTGTATCACCTGTTTCTAGTCTATGATTTTTTATGTAAAGGGATTTAATGGGAACCGCAAGAGTACTAGATCCAAAAGTTGTTCCAAGACCAACGGTGTTTAATCCAAAAGAACTAAATTGTAACACAGATCCAATTCCAACAGCAGTAGTACCAAGACCTACTGTTTCTGTTGGGTTAAAATATATTTCTCGATTTCTCTTAAAATCATACTTTGTTTTAAATCCAGATTTAAATGTAAATCTTCTTGGGTCTTCAGATAAAATAGATCCAACAGTATGAGATACTCCAACAGTACCATCTACTTCTCGAAGAACTTTAAATCTAGAATTATCTCTATCTACATTTAAAACTTTTACTCTCTCAGTACCAATACCCAAAATATCATTTGGTACAATATTTGATGCAATCAAACTTGATGATACATTGAAGAAAGTTACTACTCCAGTGATACTAGTGTTTCCAACAGCAACTCCAGTAGTACCCAATCCAACAAGCGAGAATCTCTCACTTGAAACTCCTATTGAATATGACCCTTCAATTTTTGATGATGTTGTAGAAATACCCGTAATATTAACAATATCTAATGATTGAAAATTGTGTGGGGACTCTGATTCTATAATATATGTTCCTCTTTTAGTTGAGGGAATTAATTCAACATCAGATAATTTATTTGTAGAAGCACTAATACTATTGACAGTTTTTCCTTTTAATCTGGAGATTCTTCCAGCTGCTCCAAATCCAGTTGCATCTTCATCAGAAAAGTTTAAAGTTTCTCCGATTCTGTAATTATCACCAGAACTTTTTATTTCTACTCTAGAAACTTTTCCTCTATTTGTAGATATAATTTTTCCTGTTTGAGATAAATTGTTTGGAGAATATATGTAAGGATATTCGATATTATCTTCTCTCAAATTATATGAGATTGTATTCCTACACCAATTGTTTGATTCAATATCAAAATCATCTTGATTAGAAGATTTTTTAAAGTTGAACTCATTTGGAGTAGAATAATAAGTATCACCTAAAACATATGGGAATTGAGGAAGTTTATAATTTTCAAATAGTCCAGAAGACTCTATACTATCAGGATTAACTGTAACAAAATAAGCATAAGTTCCATTTGGATATTCTGGTGTTATACAAAATCTTCCATTATTCCTATCAAGATAATCATTGTCATTATTTTCATGATAAGTAAAATCTTCTACAAAAAATCCTAATGGAAAAGTTGATACTGGCGGACCATCTGTACGTGATGAATTAAGTTTGTAACTAGACTTCATCAATGTAACTATTCCACCATCATTATTAGAATATCCATATGGTCCATAAATTGGATTTCCATCGTAAGCCCAACCAATAATTGGGGAATGATCAGTAAATTCTGTTTCTTGAGAGTTAACTAGTTTTAGATCTGGTTTTCCATATAAAGTATCTCCACCCTCTGAAACAGAATAAACCATTTGTCTTAATGATCTTGGTGCATACAATGAATAGCACTGTAATCCATACTGATCACTTAAAGATTTTTGTAAAACAATATCATCATTTTTAATGACATCATTAACGTATAATTTTTCAAATAAGTTTACTCTCCATTTTTGAATTTGAGGAATGAAAGAAAAGTCTCTCTCTGCAGTGGATACTTCAATACTTACATCTCCAGAAACGTATCCTTCTCCTGACTCTACAACTCTTACTTCCTGAAGAGTTCCATTTATTAAAATTGGAGTTAAGATGCATCCAATTCCAGAACTAGATATTATTTCTAAATCTGGAATAGATGTATAATTAGATCCAATATTTTCTATGATAACCTCTATGATTTTTCCATCAGAGGAAACAACAGGTTTGACCTGAGCGTTTTTACCAGATACTACAGATATGTTGGGTAATTTATTGAAATTAATAATATTATTAGTTCCATATCCAGATCCTTGATCAGATAAATGTATCGATGTTAGTTCTCCTCTAAAAATAGGTTGAACTTCAGCCTTATATGCACTTGATTCAATTCCTGTAACTGTTGATATTCCAACAGGTCCCTCTACAGTAACAGTTATTGGGGGATAATTAAAAATTTGAGTTCCCGTGCCAGTGCTAGTTAAATTAACATATTGATTTGTTCTATAGAAGAAAGTTTTATCAGTTGATCTAATTTCAGATAATTTAAATTGATTATTATCAATTACTGTAACATAGTAATCAGTGTCATTGTTTAGTCCACCAATCGCACTTGTTCCAGCAGAATATCTTAATGTCTCTCCAGATCTATAATCATGATTTTCTATAGTAATGATGTCGGATGAAGTATTAATACCAGTGGAAACAACACTTCTCTTTTTATTTTCATAACCAGTTCCATTATTAACAATGTTTATTGAATCAATGACAGATTTTCGCGATGTGCATTCTAAAGTATGTCTTCCAATACCATGAGAAGATAAAACAACTGTGTTAATACCAACAATTGCTTGCTGTAAAGTGTCATGTAACTTAATTGTGGTTGCATTAACAACTTCTGCAAAATATGTAGAATTGGTAGATAATCCACCAACTATTTTTTGAGAATTTGGTTTATATATTAACTGCTCACCATTTCTAAATTTATGAAAAGTTGAAAATCCAATGGTAGAATCATCAGCACCTGTAGAAACTTTAGCAGAATTTGAATCCGAGAAAAATTCTACAGAATGAGAAATTAATTTTGTGTTTACTAATGCTCTAGCATCTTTTCCATTTCCACCTGTTATTGAAACGATAGGAGTATCTGTAAAATCAAATCCTCTATCAAGAATTTGTATTTCTCTTAGGTTTCCATTAACAGCAAGAAATCCTGTTGCACCAGAACCAACAGGATCTTCTATTTTTAATAAAGGAGGATTAATTATATCAAAACCATTTCCACCAGAAGTTACTTCAATTTTTTCTACTTTTCCAGTATGAACTAAATCTTTTGATTTATAATTTAAAATTTCAACACCGTTAATTAAAATTCCAGTAGCTCCTGGAGAAGTTTTAACTTTAGTATTACTATCAATTGGTGTGCTTATTTCTCTATAAAGTCTTTGTGAATCTACAACTTTACCTTTTGTCTCTACCAGTTCTATAGTATTATCTGCAATGGTAGTTGATGTTGGTACAGATGCAAAATTTGATGTATATAAATTAGCAGGAGATTTGGCTAATTTTATGTTATTATTATCTACTCTAAAAATATAATAAACTCCTTCACCACCAGTTTCTCCACCAAATAGTGAAGATATGACAGAACTTTCAACTATATCTTGTCCATCAAGGCTAACGGTTGTTTCAATTTTTTGCGGAGTATAGTATACAGATTCTCCTCCATAAAATCCATGCTCATTTATGGTTATAGTTTCTCCAAGAAATGTACCACCAAATGTTTTTACAGATTTTGATGCAATGAGAGGTACATCTTTATATGAAGGTAATGAGTTTGATGCAACTAAAATTGAATCTCCATATTGTTTTTTATAAATATTCTGAATATTTGCATTAAATTTATTAAGATGAGTAAAATTTGAAGAAGTTACTTTTCTCAATTTTCTTGTCAAAGTATAACTTGCTAAAACATTAAGTGTTCCAGAGGTTTTAATTGTTATAACTTTGTCGGTGATAATATCAAGAACTTCTGCATCAAAAGAATCTGCTCCAGTTAGAGAATCTATAGTTACAGAATCTCCAAGAGATAAGTAATTTTCTTTGTTTAAAGTTAATTTATAAGTTTTTGGCGAAACACTACTAATTAACTCAACTTTATTAATTGAATATTTTACTGGATTACTATACAACCAATTTTTAAACTTAAATGTATCGTCTTCAATACCAAGAGTTTTTATATTAAATTGATCTCCTGTTTTATAATCAAATATACCATCTTGTTTTGAAAATCCAGATAAAACAGACGTAAGACGAACTTTAACGTCAATATCGGAAGGTTCTACTGCAGCAAAATTTTCTGTAGTTAAAGTGTTACCATCAATCAAATCATCGGTAATATTAGTGCAATCTAAAAATTGAGTTATTGTTTTAGATGTATAAGAAACAATGCCTGTTGTATTTGTGATGGAATTTGGATATGTTACATAGATTTCTCCAGAATTGGGAAATCCTATTGTTGAATCTACGTCAATAAAAGTAGATCCAGCAGAAACAGTTCCAATTATATGAGTTTTTGGAGCAACTTTAAATTTACCTGAGGTAGATCCAAGAACTCTAATATCTCTATTATATCCATCATCAAAAGAGAGTTTATAAAAAGTTTTTGCAGTTCCTGCATTTATTGTTTCAATATCATATATTGAAGTATAAGTTTCATCATTATCACCTTGGAATATAGTTCTACTTTCTAGATCTGAAGGATTGCCCTCAATTGATTCTACTAAAAAATTAGAAGTTACTAAGTTTCTAGCATTTGAAGGTGTGAACAGATAATCTCTTGGTTTTGTTATTTCAACATTTACACCATAAAGAGCTTTAAATAAAATTTTATAAGATTCATCTGTTCCTTTACTTGTGTAAAAGTCTTTTGCCTGCTTTATGAAAATATTTTTATTCAAATTCGATGCAAGAGGTCTATCAGATAACCCTGGCAGAAGTTGAATTTTAGTTTTATTTAAAAATTCTTTTAAGAAAAGGCAGCTTAAATTTTCAATAGTCGCGCCATCTGTATGTTCAGCAGATGAAGTAGAATTAAAGACAAGATCCCCTTGATTGGTATCGGACTTATATGAAGTTACTCCAACAAATCCCCTAATGCATCCAGTGAAAGAAGAGGATGTTTTTCCAGTGTAAGTTATTACCTCATCACCTATTCTTAGAAGGCCATATGAGTCTGGAAAATGATTTGTTCCGTCTGGAGATTCTGAAAGATTTACATTTATTGTTGTTGTAAATTCATCAATATCACCATTCAAAACTATTTCATGATTTAAAGTAGTCTGCTCATCAACCTTTACATATTGATCGATATTTTGTATTAAATCAACAGGGCCACTTTTGTATTCCTGACCAATATAATATTGCTTTAAAAATTCAGAGATAAGAGGGAACTCATTCTCAACATAAGTTGGGAGCTGGTTCTTGACGATGTTGCTAAACTTGATTCTTGTTTCTGCCATTTTTTCTATATCTCTAAATTAGTAACCGCTGCCTGAACCCGAAGGTGTTGATGAACCACCAGTTGCACCGCTAGTGCTAGTAGTAACAGTGGTTGTACCAGTAAAGGAACTATTGGTAGAAGTAGTCGCATTCACTGCATCGGTTGCTGCAGTAGTTATAACATTATCAGGACCACCAGCACGAACCAAATTACCCTCCGCATAAGAAGAAGAAACGATATAATTTGATGCTGATGGATCAAGTCCTGATGCAATTTCGTCTGATACCATTTCAAATGTACTGTTACTAGTATCTAGTTGCAAATAAAGGTCCTGTAATCCAACAACATCATTTGACAAAGGTGTTGCTTGAATTTCTATAATTTCTTGACTATCTTTTTGCATAGCTGCAATAATATTGATTGCATTAATGGTTATAATACCATTTACATAATCAATAGTTCCTACATTAGATCGTATAACGACTGGACTTTGAGATCCTATATTAGGGACAGTAAAGAAGAATAAAGTTCCGGTTTGTCTATTTGAATTAGGTATGTCACCAATATAAACATTTTCAGAAATTCCAGAAACTCTAAAAGAACTAGTTTTTATATTGTAACCAGTCATGCTTGAAATATAAAATTGATTACCAAATCCAATTTGATACTCTGCAATAGTATTTGGTACTACTCTCAAATCTCTCCTCATTTTTACAACAGTAATGTTTGAAGTTACTGAATCATGACTATCATCAATTATTTTCAAAAATTTACTATATTTAAATCGAGCACCATACTTATTTAATTCAGTAGAATCTGCGTATTTAGCGGCATTATTAGAAACTATTGTTGATACCTCAGCAGCTGATGGTGCTAAATTTGTATTGTAGTAAACTCTTGAACTTACTTCTAAGTAAAGATATTTGAGATCTAAGATTTCAGGAACAACTCCTGCTACTGCATATTTTTTTAATTTTAGTTTAATATTATCTTTGATTAAATTGGGAAGAAAATCTCCAAATCTAGGTTTGATGCTGATAAACACTTTACCGTACTGTGGAGGAATTAATTCTTCTCCACCAAATACCGAAATAGACTCTGTATCTGGATATATCTTTGCAGGAATTAATGTTTCATAATCATCCGCAGTTACTGCACGATTCTGAGTTGAATAAATTTTTGGTGCATATTTTCTAACAGATTCAACTTCTTCAATTGCAGATCCACCTCTAGAACTATACTCAGGTGTTATAAGTGATATACCAGATGTAACTGTATATTCACTTCCATCTCTTACATAAGTCAATCTGCCGTTAAACGAAAATTGTGAGAATCCATTTCCAGCATCACCATTAGTTACTAAGTAAGTAACTGTGATATAATTCTGATCATCAAGTTTTTTACCAAAAACTCCATCACCAAAAAATACTTCATATCTTTCATCTGATACTTCTTGTAAGAAATATACTTTTGAATCGGAACCAACATAGAATAAATTATCCTGCAAAGAATACTTTACCGTTGCGGTTGAAAATTCGTTATTCTTAACACCTACTCTAATTAAGTCGGTGTCAATTCCTACATTTGGTAAAATAAACTTTTGTTGAGGATTTCTAGCACTAAAAGTAAAATTCTTTTCTACAACTGTTCCTTCATAGATGGGTATCTCGTTAAAAGCAGCTACTCCATTGATCACAGGAACGGTTATATCATCTAAAATACAGAATGCCCCACTAGAACCACCAAAGACCCCAGTAGACGCTGCTACAGTCCCTTTACGGAGGGTTATAGACGCAGGTTTAGGGGTTATGTTAGATGCATCAACAAAGAATGATATTGCAGATATTGCTGCTTTTCTTGATCTAGGAGTATACCCAACGTTTCTTGCTAATGCTACTACATTTTCTCTTAAAGTTGCAGTATCAATAAAAACTTCGTTTGCCACCATGTTAGCATTATACGAAGTAATATACGTATTATATGCTAATACATCTAAAATGGTTGATAGGTTAGAGCCTTCAAAGTCATAGTCCGTAAAATTGGAATTTGACTTTAGGTATTCTTTGAGAGTGGTTTTAACGTCCTCAAAGTCTAAATTTGTAAAATTTACTAGTGACATTTTACCTTGTTGGTTGCAATACGAATTCTAATTGTTGTGTTGGGATATCATCTCCAATAATGTCATATATGATAACCACATCAAATGCATTGCCATCAATATTGGCATTTGCATCAACAGACTTTAAATTAACCCTTGGTTCATACCTATTAATAGATTCTTCAATTTGAGTCTGAATTTCAATTGCAGTTAAATCATCGGCATTTTCAAAAAGAGAATCAGTAATGCGAGATCCAAATCTTGGATTAAAAAATTTCTCTCCAGGATTTGTAAAAACAATATTTTTTACTGATCTTGCGATTGCATTCTCATTTTTCATCGCAATTAAATCCTTAGTCAGAGGATTAGTCTGAAAAGACATACTAATATCTTTAAATCCTTGACTTATCCTTTCTAAAGGCACAACAATACGGCAATTATGTATTATTTATCAAGGATTTTCCGCATTTTTATTCGTATAATGGTTCAGGGTCACTTTCTGTCGAAAAAATTTCACCTTCTTGATGAAGTTTTTTCTTTTTTGGTGTCAAATCATCATTCGATATCTCACGAAGCATTTTTTGATGCTGATGATTAGCTAAATTATCTAAAAAATCGTGTTCAGTTCCCATATTTTTCCTTTTTTGCTATTTATTGGGGATCTAAATGCCTCCCATCTTGAGATTTGTACATATCTTCAAGTTTTTCTTCTTCATTTTCGCGTTCTTTTGCGGTTTTCCAGAAATATTCGTCTTCACGACCCATTCCAAGACGCTCAAAACCATTTTCAACACTATAATATTGAGTTGATACCTTAAAATCAGGCATTTTGGGGTCAACAGGAGTCAGACTGTTGTCAAAGATACGCATTCTGTTGTTAGGATACAGTGCATACTGACCATTTTCAAGTTCAATTAAGTTATGAGACTTGTGTTCAGCTGGATTTTCACTAGTTGCATAGTCAATTACATCACAATCTTGATGATAGTTGTCTATCGTACAAATATACTCACCTTTAACAATGCCATGATCTCTGGTATAACACTCAAAATCCATTGAACCAATGAATTGTTTATGAATCGACATGACCCCATAATCCATGCAATTCCAGAATTGGAGGTTAGGTAGGTTCATATCAGGTGAAGGCGTCTCAGGGGCGCTTACAAAGGCACTGATGGGCAATTTATCGTACATTGCAGCATACTCTGGTAAGTATGTCTCAAAGTAAAAAGCACGTCCAGGAATCGACTTACACGATACCCAAACGCCCTTTACAAATTCGCCATGTCCAGACTGATGATCGGTAAGATATTCTTTTCTTACCCATACCTCTACCGAGGGGAGGTTACAAATTAATGCGCTCATGTCCAATTTTTTTCCATCTTAGAGTATCTATACAACAACTCTTCATCTTTTTTAATATCTTTGATTGCAATATAAAATTCATCTTCATTAATACCTACATTAGGATCATCAGAGTGATTAACATAATATGCCTGATAGATTCTATCAAGGTCACAATCAATCCAAAACCCATCTTTATCACACCATGTCATTGATGCAATATGTTGTTGCATATATGTTGGTATTTTATTCCAAGTAATCTTTTGTGCAGGCTGTCGCCCTTTCCATATCATTGTGCCTTTTGGAATATCACATAAAGAAAAAACACCCACCCCGCCACAGACTTTACTGGGTGCGAGATAGGTGTAAAGAGTTAGGTCATACATTTAACCTCTTCCTTGACCACGATACTTCTTCTTTGCATTATTACGAGAAGTCGCGGATCTTAAAGTATATTGCGAGTTTCCTTGG